ATGAGGATGAAGAAGATGCACTTAGCTATTTTGCAAAACTAGCTGAAAATTAGAAAATACCCCGAAAAAAATTCGGGCCATTTTTTACGCCAGAGGTCGCTCAAAGTGACCTCTTTTTTTATGGCGAAATTATGCGTGGATTCTCGGTTTCTTTTAAACCATCATTAATATATTGTTGAGATTCTTTATATTGCATTATGTCTCCTATATCTCTTAGAACTGTGCTTATATATTCTTCTCTCAAAACAAGTATATTTCTTTTTGCATCATTCAAATCAGTTTCATGTTGAAGATATGAAACTGTCTTTATACTTGATGTCGTAATTGTTGAACCTTCATCCACATATGTAACTGAGTGATCTGATTTTACACGCACTCCAGCTTTTTGAATTAAAGTATTTGATGAGTCTCTAATTTCTCTTGTCTCATAATGATGAACATTTGATAATTGATCACTTGTATATTTTTGATTGATATAAGTTAAAAAATCCCTAGCACTCATTGGCCATTCATCTCTTACATGAATAATATTATTTGACGTAAGAATAATCCAATCTAATCCAGCATCACCGTAAAATTTATATGCAATTTGATCTGCTCTTTCATCACCCTCAACACTATATCGTGTAAAGTTAGTAATTTCATCAATTACGTCATCTCTTAAAATTGCTCTCTTGAATAAGTTTTTAACAACTTGATAATCATATGCAGACTTTCTATCATTAGCTAATGATGGATAACTAAGATTTGGTAACTTTCTGAAGTATGAATTTGGTGATCCTTGATATGCCATTTTAGTATCCTACACTTGTTTCTGGAGTCATTTCTTGATCTCCTTGATATATTGGTCTCAACTCGGCGAAGTTTAAACTCATTTTAACAGCTACTGGTTGAGAATCTTGATATGCAGACCAATATCCACTTGGAGAATAATCAACTGCAACTGTTCTTAATGCAAGACCGCCTGGACTGAATCTATTTACAGTATCTAGATGATCTTGTGGCCCTTGACCTCGTTTATATTCTAATTGAAAAACGTCAGGAGTTGTAAGGAAAGTAGAACTGTTAAATCTTGGAGCCATTCCTAATTTAAACCATCTTATGATTCTTCTAATTTCTTCACCCTCCGCACGACTTCTTGCGATCATTAGAAAATCAAAATTGAAGTCTCTTAAAACTGGCCCTTGAAATAAAAGTTCAGCGTTTGGATTTAGTACTCTTCCACTTGTTCTCGCTAAAAATGCATTTTGATCTATTTCAATTCCTGCCAGAGCAGCTCCTTGTGAAAAAGCAGCCGCACCTGTAACACCAGCTAAATCTTTCAGACCACTAGTTTTTTTATCTTTAGTCTGTTTTTGTATTGCTGCAATCTCATCCTGAGTTTCTTTTGATACTCCCAATTTACCTAATTCTTGGCCTGCACTCACAGCTGCCAACCCGAAGATATTTAATTTACTTTCTCCCCACTCACATCCGTTCGTATCAACCACTTTTGGCATTGGTAAGATAACAGATCCTAGTCTTTCTTTTCCTTTTACACTATCACCAGCGATATTTTTATCCACTTCTTTGCTAAACTTTACTGAAGTATATTCTGAAAAACCTCTAAGTTTTTGTTGTTTATTCAGTTTTCTCTTAACTTTTTTTGTTCCTGATATGGTTTCTGTTGTAGTTCTAGCGCCTCTACTCGCTTGAACACTAGTTCTCGTATATGCATATTTTGTAATTTTTAAGTGATCCTGTTGAGGATCTATATCAAGGGGATATGCTAAAACAGTAGCGTAAGTTTCTTTTCTAGGATCTCTTTTGTAAGATGAAAATGGATCTCCTATTCCAAAATTAGAGGGTGCCACATTTGCACTTGAAGTAGTATCGTTTGGTTTTACATCTATATTTTCATTAGTTCGTTTTTTTGTTTTGTTATTGTAATGCTGACTCAATTCATCAGCTGACGCTATCTGCATAGCAGATTGTGTCGTTTTGCCTTTAAATTTATTAACATTCATTGCCTCTAAGGCTGACTCTGAATTAGCTAATGTAGTAAATAGATCACTAGATGGATCTAATGGAGTTTCTCTATATTGTCCATTGCGTCCCGCCCCTTCATTAATACCAATCAAGTTGTTATTCTTATCAAAGTTAAATGAATATTGAGTACCAGTTCCCTCTTCCCCTTTAGAGTTTAATCTATATTTTTTACTTTTTGTTACTGTCATTAGTTTGTGTTGTAAATTCTACTTCTCGGAACACTAATTCCTCTCATATCAACAAATTTTTCAGTAGGTAGTTGTGCCACATCTGTCCACTCTGAGTCTGGAATACGATATGGTTGACCTCTGACACCAGCGTAAACATATTTATGTAGAGTTCGAGGGGGAACTGCAACTGCACCCTGAGCAGAGTTATTTAGTAAGCTCATTGCAAGTTCTTCTCTTTGATTCAATCGAAGATAGTGAAGATTACAACCTAAAAATCCATTTGATTTCATTTCAATCACATATGATAATGGATACATGTCATAAAATGGTTGTTTTGTCTGTGCTTGATAGGTGAAAAAATATAATTGACCAGCAGCAAATCCGCCAGTATCTGCAGCATCATCGTCAAAATTTGTAGACCCAAGTTCTTGCATTAATTGTTGGCGAAAGAAATCCTCATTGACTTGACCACTAACTCTATTCAATATGTTTTGAAGAATACTCATCGGATTCCTAATTCTTTCTCAGTCATGATTTTAAATTCTAATTTACGATCTGCACAAAACTCTCTTGCTGCTTTCCACTTTGCTTGATTTTTAACATATGTCATTGATTCATTTATCATTGTCTTTCTTGATTTTCCCTTTGTTGCCTTTGGTTCAAGTGTCTCTCTCATCGGTTTCACTTCGATCACTGATCTACGAATATCACCAGTCTTGTCTTTATATTTAATAAAGAAATCAGGAAAATATCTACGAACACGATTTGTTGTTGGATCTAGATAAGGAATCCAGAACTCTTCAGATGCCCATTCAAGAATATTTTCATTCAAATCGCAATAATTCATAAATTTTCTCTCCCACAAAGACCTATAAATAATATTAGATTGATCACCTTTGTATTTTTTAGGATTAGAAGGCTTATATATTCCTTTATAACTCATATATAGTAATAACAACACAAATTTATTTATCGTGCCAAGCAATAGTATTTTTCCAAACAGAAATAAAATATTTTCAAAAGACATGTTTGATGTTAGGGAGGTTGTTGGTCGCCCTTCATTAGATACGTTTTATCAGGTCACATTTTCATTTGGAAAATGGCAAAATTGGTTAGAGAGTAATGATATAAACAGAAATGCTGCAAGTTCTAGAAGAAGATCAAGTGGTAATGACTTTATGGAAAAAATGTCAATAATGTGTGCTGAAGCAGAATTGCCAGGCACATCTTTTCAGACAAGTCTTGCAGTTGGACATCATCAAGGTATTCAAGAGGAGTTTCCAAACCTAAGAACTTTCCCACCACTTAACCTAACATTTTACTGCGATCTTGATCATGTAATTATTGAGGTGTTAGAATCATGGATGACATATATAAATCCCATCACTGGCTCAAAAGGATACAATAAAAATCCAAACGCCTATGGTAGATTTAATTATCCAGAAGATTATAAAGAGACAATTCATGTAACTAAGTTTGAAAGAGATTTATTTGTGGATAGACTAACTTCTACACTTAATAATAGTGAATTAAGACAAAGAAATATACAAAGACAAGAACCAACTTCAAGAATGACAACTTATGAGTTTATAAACATCTGGCCCACTAATCTAACATCAATGAGAGTTGCCTATGGTCAATCAAATGTGTTAAGATGTAGTGTAACTCTTGCTTATGATAGATTTGTCGCAGACTTTAATTATACTGACACAAACAAAGCTGTCGCTGCAGATGCTTTCTCTTTATTGAATAGTAAAGAACAATCAAGAAGGCATGGTCTTCGTGATTCATTATTATATGGAAACACTGTTCCATCAGGTGCATTTGGGCCTGGTACAAAAAAGAAGTAGCGGAGCAAAATAATCGCTAAATAAAATACTGATTCAATATTATGCCATTACCAACAATTACAACTCCAACTTATGAGTTGAAGATGCCTTCCACAGGTAAAAAGATTAAGTATCGTCCCTTTCTGGTCAAAGAAGAAAAGATTTTGATCATAGCATTAGAGTCAAAAAATCAAATTGAAATTACAAACGCTGTAAAAGATGTATTGAAGAAATGCGTTTTGACAAGGGGTGTTAAAATTGATGATCTTCCAACTTTTGACATTGAATATATTTTTCTAAATATTCGTGCGAAGTCAATTGGTGAAGACATAAAACTAATTGTTACATGTCCAGATGATAGTGAAACTGAAGTGCCAGTAACAATATATGTTGATGAAATACAGGTTGTTAAACCAAAAGATCATACCACAGATATTACATTGGATAAAAATTTATCAATCCGTATGAAATATCCTTCATTAAATCAGTTCATTGAAAATAATTTTGAAACAGAAGATGAACCTCAAACAGTTGTTGATAAAACTTTTAAACTAATTGCAGATTGTATTGAAACTGTTTTTACAGAGGAGGAAGCATGGGAAGGAAAAGATTATACTTCAAATGAAAGATTAGAGTTCATCGAACAATTAAATTCAAAACAATATAAACAGGTTGAGAAATTTTTTGCAACGATGCCTAAATTATCTCATACTATTAATGTAACAAATCCCAACACCAAAAAGAAAAGTAGTATCGTTTTGGAGGGTCTAGCCGATTTTTTCGGCTAAGTATTGCAAGAGAGAGTCTTGAGTCTTTTTATCGAATCAATTTTGCTCTCATGCAATACCATAAATATAGCTTGACAGAACTTGAAAATATGATGCCTTGGGAGAGAGACATTTACCTGACTCTACTCAAGAATTATATCGAAGCTGAAAATCTAAAGAGACAACAAAGAGAAAATTCTCATGGATGAAGAGGCACTAAAACCTAAGAAAATAACAGCTGCCAATTTCTTTGAATCAATCGTATCGGTTCAAGGTATGGCCAATCGTGCCTTGACTCAATCTGAAGAGAATCTTACATCAATTAAAGCTAATGATGATTTAGTGAAAGGAATACAGGAAAGTATTCAAATAATGGAAGAAGATATATCAAACATTACAAATTATTTTATAATTCAACAAGATAATAGACAGAAACAACTTGAATTTAGAGAACAGGATCTGGCAAAACAAGAAGATCAGTCACAAAAACAATTGGATGAACAAGAGAAAGGTTTAGAAGATAAAAAAAGTAAAACTTTATCTGAGTCTCTTAGACAAGCAACTGCGACTGCTTTTCAATCTCCTGTTGGTTCATCACTATTAACAGCTGGTGCAGCTTTTGGTTTAAATGCTCTTTCAAATTTGACTGGTTTTGCAGAAGGTGGAGATCCCCCTATTAATAAACCAGCTTTAGTTGGTGAAGGAGGGCCTGAAGTTTTCATACCAAAGACATCAGGTACAATAATTCCGAATGATGTTTTAAAAGATAAGACGTTTAAATTAAGTGGAGCATCAAAAGATCTGATAGGTGGTAATAAAGAATTTTTAAGTGGAATACAAAAAATAGCCGATAAACATAATATCAAGGCAGCAGAATTATTAGGATTGATTGCATCAGAATCTGGTTTTAAAGGAGATGCATTGAATAAATCTACTGGAGCTGGTGGATTGATACAATTCAAACCAGAAATCGCAAAGGAGTTTGGAACAACTGTGGATGATATAAGGGGAATGAGTTTGGTCGATCAGTTACCATTGATTGATCGTTATCTATCGAAAAATTTGCCTAAGAATCCGACCACATCTCAATTATATGGATCAGTCTTCATGCCTTCATACGCCGATAAAGGGCCAGATTTTCAGTTGTTAGGATCAGGAGATCAGTTCGATGATGGTGAAAAAATAAACTCCGCTATCAAAGCTAGATATGAAAGAAACTCTGGACTTGATTTAGATAGTGATGGATTCATATCAGTTGGAGAACTCGGATCAAGAATAAAAAATAAAATGAATGACTTTGGTATTGAAGATTTAACATTAGCAGAAGAAGATCTTAGTAGTATAACCTTACCACCAATCGGTGATACTGGTGGTAGTCCAGAACTTGCTCAATCGTCAGCACCTTTTGATTCTTCAATTATAGGAACTGATGAATTGACAGATACTGAGAGTGTAGTGCCTTTTATTGATGTTATATCAAATCCATTTTTATCGATAGCATAAAATGAGAATTAATTCAAAAAATATGTTCAAGAGCATAGAAACTACAGAAAAGAGATTGAATGCGATTGAAAAAAGAATATCTTTAAAAGAACGAAGATTACTTCAAGCTAATCAAAATTCAATTAACTTCATGAAATTTTTTGATGCTGGATATCAAAAGGGAATAGATGAAGGAGAAAAAACAGGATTTAAAGATGGACAAACGAAAGGATTTCAAACAGGATATGAAACAGGATATGAAGAGGCAGAAAAAGAAAATGAAAATATTGAAGAAAGACAATATGGTGGCCCTGTTACAAAGGGAAAACCATATCTAGTTGGTGAGTCTGGTGTAGAGCAATTTATGCCAAATTTGCCAGGTCTTGGTGGTGGAGGTGGTGGTACTAACTCAATCACAGATAAAGCAAAGACTAAGACAATGGGTAATTACATGAAAGACGCACTTAAAATGTCAACTATCCCTGCTAGATTTTTACTTGGAATAGAATCACCAGTTGATGAAACTGAAAAATTTGCTTCTCCTAGTACCCCAGAAGATAAGGTAAGTAGTGCGATTTCTAATTATGTACAAGCAGAATCTAATAATAATGAATTTGGTAATATAACTAGTAGTGTGGTAAATAAACCTAGAGTACAAACTGTGGTTCAACCAGTAATTCAAACAAAAACTCAACGAGTGCCTACTCCAGTTCCGATGAGTTCAAAGACACAAGTTATTAAAACAACTAAATCAAAATTACCACCATCAATTGCTAAGATGATAAATTAATGGAAAATAAATATTTTATCAAAAACTGCACTTTAATTCCAACAGAGGGTTCATCATTATCTGAGGAATTTGAAATATCTGCTGGTAATCCTTCGATTACATATTATGAGAGTCTTAAAAGTCCTTCGATTTCATTGTCTCTTCAATTCATTGATGTTGATCAACTTATCAGTCGTGAAGGTATAACTGGTGGCGAGTATTTGGATTTGATTATTCAAACACCTAATTATGAAGATTTTGTAATTAGTCCTGATAAACATTTTTTAATGTTGAACTCTGTGAAAGATGTTAAGACCTCATCAAGTAAACAGGTGGCTACTTTAGAATTTGTTTCAGTGGAGTCAATTGTAAATGAAACATCAAGAGTTTCAAAGAGATTTTCTGGTAATGTTTCTGATCTTGTTGCGGAATTACTCATAGGTGATAAAAGAGGAATTAAAACTAGTAAAAATTTAGACAAAGATCAAGCTTTTAACAAATATTCTTTTATAGGTAATATGAAAAGACCATTTGATACGATTCAATGGTTGTGTCCTAAAGCTGCAACTGATGATAAAAATTGTGGGTTTTTGTTTTATGAGACGTTAGATGGTTACTTTTTTAAATCAATTCAAAACTTGTTAGACGCTGATGCGACTGTATATGAAAAACCAGAAAAACCAGTGGATTCAGATTTTAGAATTATTGAGAATAATTTAGATTCATCAAATGATATTGGAATGAATTGCAGATTAGGAATGTATGCAAATAAAACAATATATGTTGATCTAGAAACTGGTACTACTAAGACAACTGATTATAAAATATCTGAAATTGGTTTGAAAAAACCACCAAAGTTACCAAATGGATTAGAGGACTTTCCAACTCGATTGATGTTGAGATTATTAGATAAAGGAGCGATGCAAAAAGGTTCTAAAAAAGATGAAAAAGAAAAGGAAACTGAGCTTGCCATCTTTCAAAATAAGGCTTATGCTAGAAATAATTTACTATTCTCACAATCATTAAGTATTTCTGTTCCATTTAATCCTGATATGAGAGCTGGTCAAATGATTGAGGTCAAATTACCAGTTAAAAAAAGTGGCGAACAAGAACAAACAGATTATGGATCAGAAAGAGACAATGATATCAGTGGAAGGTATTTGGTGTCTGAATTAAAACACAACATAGCTAATAGAAAGGCAAACACACAATTAAAATTAATTCGTGATGTCTTTACCGCTTAAATAAAAGAAATAGGAGAATCAAATGAAATCAATCGAAGATCACATTGAACACGACAAAAAGATCGCTGATGACCCACAATCGAATCCAGCAGCAAGAAGACATGCTAAGGAAGAGTTACATGAACTCGAAGAGTATGTAGAACATCATAAAGAAGAAATCAAAGCTGGCGATCACCATGATCCAAATGCTTTGGAATTATTCTGTGATATGCACCCTGATGAACCAGAGTGTTTAATATACGACGACTAACTGAATGTATCAACAATCGACTAATTTTTGGGGAAAAGATCCTATGAAGTGGTGGATTGGTCAAGTGACCGATCCAGAGAAAGGAGAGTGGGGAGATTCCTTAGAAAAGACACAAGCGGATGATCCTGATAAGAAGGACATTTATGCGTTTAGATGTCGTGTTCGTATTGTTGGATATCATGACTGTGCTGATGATTTACCAGATAAAGATTTACCTTTAGCACATATTCTACTACCACCCAACGTTTCTACAACTGGTGGTTGTGGTGATACGGTGAATTATCAAGGTGGGGAAGTGGTTGTTGGTTTCTTTGCTGATGGTGATGATGGTCAACAACCAGTCATATTTGGAACATTATTCAAACAACCATTTGTTGATGATGAACTCTCCACTGCAATGTTCAATGCAAAGAGACAAACTTGTTTTATGCCATATACACCACCAAAAGTGAAACAGATGGCAAACAAAACTCAGATATACAAGGGTTCAACATTTGTTAAACATACGGCTGGTGAAGTTAATAAAGTCATTGCACAGAATCAGGAACAAAACTCTACAAATATAACCACTGATACCTTTAGTCCTTGTGAGGACAATGAGATATCAAAAATAAGTAATGCAATCAAAAAATTTACAAAAAATGTGAATGCACTTCAGACTGTTGGAACAGGTCTGTCAATTGATCCACTTTACGGTGGTGTGATTGATATGCAAGAAGAAATAAAAGCAACAACTAACTTAGTTCATAACTCCATGACAAAACTGATTCGTCGTGGTCGTTCATGGTTGATTCAAGATACACTTGATAAATTAAATTTAGATTTAGCAAACAAGGTTGATAAGTTCAATCAAGTTCCTACAGGGCAAGCTACGAATGCATTAACAAGTACCATTTTCTGTAATATTGAAAAAATACAGGATGAATTAAAAGATTATCTCGCTCAAAGTTTAGAAAACATGATTGGACAGGTATTAGATGTTCCGATTTGTGGTATTGAAAATTTTCTAGGTGACATGTTTGGTCAGATCAACAACCTCATAGACTCTGCCCTTGGTGGTATGTTTGGACAGTTAAACAATTTACTTGGAACTGGATTACCTATTCCAAGTTCAACGTTTTCAAAGGCAATTAAATTTGCAAATATCATTACAAATGTTCTTGATTGTGATAAAGTAAACTGTCCACCAACAACTTCATTCTCATCAAAGTCTGGAGTTACACAAGCAATTGAAGATGGGTTTGATGTTTTTGGTAATATACTTGACAAGGCTGGATTGAATGCTATTACTGATTTAGCTGAGGGTATTGATAGTATTGCAGATGGAATACCAGCAGAACCATCAGCACCAAATTGTAGCACTAATGTTCTTAAGTGTGGCCCACCAAGAGTTGATTTCTTAGGTGGTGGAGGCACAGGTGCGAGTGGAAGTTCAATTGTAAATGCACTCGGTAGAGTGATTGGAGTTGCAATTGCAGGGCCTGGAAGTGGATATACATCACCACCTTTACTTTCATTCTTTGATAGTTGTGATAAAGGATATGGAGCTGGAGGATATGTTAAAATTAAAAATGGTTCAGTTACAGGTGTTGTAATAACAAGTGGAGGTCAAGAGTATCTACCAAACACAACAGAGACAACTCTCAATCCAGATGGATCTTTAACTGAGAAGGAAGTAATCCCAGATCCAAATGCCAACTATGATGGAGCAGTTTCTTATGTTACATCATTAGATAGTATTGCTATAGAAAATGTTGGTTCTGGATATGCAAACAATGACACACTCACAGTTGAGGGTGGATCTGGACAATCTGGCCAAGCAGAAGTTGAATTAAACATTCAAGATGGATTCATAGTCGGAGCAGATGTTGTAAATGGTGGATTTGGATTTACTAAACTTCCAGATTTAACAATAAATAGTGACACTGGAGCTGGTGCTAAATTGTTACCAGTTCTTAAATTTACTAAGGTTGATGATGCATCTCAACTTGCTCAGGTAACTCAAGACGCTGTTGTAACCGTAATTAGTTGTATCGAAAAATAAAATGTCAAAATCACCAGACGATAAAAAAAATCTAGAGAGAACGGTAAAATTAAGATATGCCGTTCAGAGTGGACAAAGTTCAATACATGGAGATACCTTGTATCAAGTGCAGACAGCAGAAGCACAGTCCTTTGGTTTCTATGCGAGCACAGGTCAAGGTGCTTCTGGTGGAGGGCCTGGAACAGGTAAACATGTTTTGTACACGCCAGGAATGTCAATGGAAGTTCTTGGTGAGGGTTTAAAAGTTAGAGATCCTGGCGACATATCTCAACTCCCTGCAAAAATTGTAAAGGCCAAGAAAGGTGATATGATATTTGAGTGTGAAAATGGTAATATAATACTAAGAGCAAAAAACATTTTTGTTGATGCGAATGGTGGTGGTCAAGATGGTCAATTCACTGTTAAGGCAGAAAGAATTGCAGACATCGGAGCCCCTGACATTCGTGTTCAAGGTGAAAAAATCACAGTTAAAGCTGCCAAAGACATGACCGTAATCGCTAAGGGTCAATTTGAACTTAAATATGGATTCATGGTTGCTGCATCTTTCGCTGATGAGAATTTTGGTGCATTGACAGCAAATCTGAAGAAAACACAGTTATCAACAGCAAGGAGTACTCCAAAGTAATATGAACATATCTAGACTTCAAACAGATAAACTAATTGTAGGAACTAATGATGTTTCTTATGTCGCACCTGATACATCTCCCACAGGATCTGCTATTTTAAATGGCCCTGTCTTGATTGGGAATCCATCAGCTGCGCCAGGATATGAGGGTGCTTTGAATGTCGCTTCAAATGCAGCATCACAAAATTCACTTGATCAACAACCAGCATATCAATCGAATCTCGCCATAAAAGTTGATGGTAACGTAAAGGTACAAGGTGATGGTAAAACACCAAACGCCTTAGATATGACTGGTAATATGTTACACAATGGCAACACAGTGCATAACGGTGATAAGACACATAATGGTAATTTAATTACAAGTAATCTACAAAATTGCACAGGATCATCTTGTTCTTGGTCTGGTAGTTCTATCAACGTTCAAGGTTGGAAAGGGTTTGATATCAAACATCCTACAAAAGAAGGACATCGACTAAGATACATATGTTTAGAGGGCCCAGAGGGTGGCGTTTATCATCGTGGTAGAATCACAGGAACTAACGTAATTAATCTACCAGATTACTGGAAAGATTTAGTTGATATCGATAGTATTACTGTTCAGTTACAACCAATCGGAAGACAACAAAATCTTGTGATTCAAGAAATTGATGAAGATTTTATTGTTATTGTAGAGGACTCGACCAATACTGATTTAATTACTGATTTATCAACTATCGATTGTTTCTATCATATATATGGTACAAGGAAAGATGGAGAAGTTCTTATTCCAGAATATAAGGGTGAAACTCCAGAAGACTACCCAGGCAACAACAACCAGTATTCTATCGCTGGATATCATTATGACAGGAGAACACTTTAATGGCTAAATTTTATACCAACCTCTCATCAGGGGATACTGTAACT